GCCATAGATGTCCAGTAGTAGAAGAAATATCTGGATCTACAGATGAACGAATTTCACAAATTTTGAATATTACAGGCCTTTAACATATTTATAATAAAATCTTATTATAATGAAAAAATCTGAATTAACATCTTTTATTAAAGAAGAAATCATAGACATTTTAGAAATGGAAAATGCTAAAGATATTGAAGATAAAGCTGATGCCCAAGCTGATTTAAATAAAGAATTAGAAAAAACAGCTAAAATTACAAAATCTATGGGGATGGAAGAAGATGCAACACCAAAAGGTGAAGACTTTTTTTATGATTATTTAGACATTGGTATGTCTTACTTAGAAGGATTTGGAAAAAAACATTCTTTGGATGATTCTCAGTTAGAAAAACTAGGTAAAAAAATAGTAGACCAATTATATAAAGGTGATGTTGGTAAAGCATATGATGCCATTGTTAAAAGAGGTGCAATGAAAGAAAATGAAGATAAAGAACCATCTAAATCAGACCTCAAAAAAACTAAAGGCTTAGCTAAAGCAAAAGAAGAACTTGCCCAATTAACTAAACAAATGAAATCCTTAGCTCGTAAATATAAAAAAGCTGAAGGTGAAGAAAAAGAAAAACTAGTAGCTGATCTTAAGAAAAAAACAAAACTTAAGAAAGAATTAGAAGCTATTATAGATAAATAAAAATGAATTTTAAAAAAACATGGTTAGGGAAGAATCTTAACCTATTGGTTATAGTAGGAGCTTGTGTACTAGTTTTAACTTTTTTTCAAAAAAGGGAAAATTATGTAGATGAGTATAATGCTAAAATAAAAGCATTAGAACAAAAAGTCGATTCGTTACATAGTGAAAATGACGAGTTGACTTTTAAAATCGATACACTAAACCAACAAATTGGTAAATTAGATCAGGAATTAGATCTTAGAGATAGTAAAATAAACAATTTAAGGTATGAAATTAGTACTAAAGTGGATGCTGTTGATAACTTTAATGATGATGAGCTTCAACAGTTTTTCACAGAACGTTACAGACAGTACTTCGATTCAATTAAAAAAGCCAATAGCGAAATTAGTAATTAAAGATTTAATTACAGGTGATGGAGCTAAAAAAGAATTAAATTTAGTTGGAGAAAAAATAAAACTTTTTGAACAAAAAATAGTTTTAAAAGATAGTATTATTTTTAATTTAAATAATAAAATAGATAACTTTAATACTATCCTTCTTACTAAAACTGACCAGTTAGCACTATCACAAGAGCTTTCAAAAAAATTACAAGTTGATTTAAAAAAACAAAAATTTAAAAATAAATTAACTGCCGGAGCAGGTATAGTAGCTGTTGTAGCTACCATATTTTTACTAAAATAGTATGTCTGATTTAAAGAAAGTAATACGCCAAGAATATTTAAAATGTGCTAAGGATCCAGTGCATTTTATGCGTAAATACTGTTATATACAGCACCCACAAAGGGGTCGCATACAATTTAACCTATACCCATTTCAAGAAAAAGTATTAACGTTAATGCGTGATAATCCATATTCGATTATTTTAAAATCTAGACAATTAGGTATTTCTACATTATCAGCAGGTTATTCTTTATGGTTAATGACATTTCATAAGGATAAAAATATTCTATGTATAGCAACAAAGCAAGAAACAGCTAAAAACATGGTTACAAAGGTAAAATTCATGTATGAAAATTTACCTTCATGGTTAAAAATTGACGCAGATGAAAATAATAAATTAACATTAAGATTAAAAAATGGATCTCAAATTAAAGCAACATCAGCTTCAAGTGATGCAGGTAGATCAGAAGCAGTATCTTTACTACTAATTGATGAGGCAGCCTTTATTGATAATATTGGAGAGATATGGGCCTCAGCACAACAAACATTAGCAACTGGAGGTGGATGTATTGCTTTAAGTACCCCTTATGGTACAGGTAACTGGTTTCACCAAACATGGGCAAGAGCAGAAGCAGCAGAAAATGAATTTTTGCCTATCAAACTACCTTGGTACGTTCACCCAGAACGAGATCAAAAATGGAGAGATAGACAAGATGAATTATTAGGTGACCCTAGAATGGCCGCTCAAGAATGTGATTGTGATTTTAGTACTTCTGGTGACATAGTATTTTATCCTGAATACATAGATTTTTATGAAAAAACTTATATAAAAGATCCTATGGAAAAACGAGGTGCTGACCAAAACTTATGGGTTTGGGAATCACCTGATTATTCAAGAGATTATATTGTAGTAGCTGACGTATCTAGAGGTGATGGGAAAGATTATTCAGCATGTCATGTAATTGATGTGGCAAATAACGTACAAGTAGCAGAATATAAGGGACAATTAGGTACAAAAGAATACGGTCATTTATTAGTAGGTCTAGCTACTGAATATAACGAAGCTATGTTAGTAATAGAAAATGCTAATATAGGGTGGGCAACTATACAAGTTGCTATAGATAGAGCGTATCCTAACCTCTACTATTCACAAAGGAGTGATTCCCGCAATGCTGATTCGTATTTTGACAAATATCAAGACCACTCTAAAATGGTAGCTGGTTTTACAATGTCCTCTAGAACAAGACCTATGGTAATAGGTAAATTTCAAGAGTACATTAGTGATAAGGGAGTAACAATACAATCTAAGAGATTAGTAGAAGAAATGAAAGTATTTATTTGGCGTAACGGAAGAGCAGAAGCCCAAAGTGGGTATAACGATGATCTAGTTATGTCATTTGGTATTGCTATGTACATTAGAGACACAGCATTAAAATTAAGACAACGGGGTTTAGATGCAACTCGAAGTGCATTAAACAATATAACAGTAAATAGAACCTCTTATCAAGGCGGTTATTTTTCCAGTGGTAATGATAATCCTTACCATGTAAATACAGACCATGGTAAAGAGGATATTAGTTGGCTCCTATAATAATATTTATAATAATAACTATATACAATGGCAGATAAAGGCTTATTTAGTAGACTACAAAGATTATTTTCAACTGATGTAATCATCAGGAACACAGGGGGTGATCAAATAAAAGTAATTGATAGTAACACAATTCAAACAAATGGTGAATTACAAACTAATTCATTAATTGATCGATATAATAGAATTTTTACTAATAGTAATTCTTCTTTATATGGGGCTCAATTTAATATGAATTATCAATATTTAAGACCCCAATTATATTCAGAATATGATGTAATGGATACAGATGCAATTATTGCTTCTGCCTTAGATATTATAGCTGATGAATCAACACTTAAGAATGATATGGGTGAAGTATTATCTATTCGTTCTTCAAATGAAGATATACAAAAAATACTTTATAATTTATTTTATGATGTTTTAAATATCGAATTTAATTTATGGTCATGGGTTAGGCAAATGTCTAAATATGGAGATTTTTTCTTAAAACTAGAAATATCAGAAAAATTTGGTGTATATAATGTTATACCTTATACTGCTTACCATATTGAAAGACAAGAAGGATTCAATCCTGAAAACCCAGCTGAAATCCGTTATAGATATTCCCCAGATGGATTAGTAAATTCCAATTCGGGAATGTATACTGTTCCAGGAGCTGGGGCAGATAATTCACCAGGGATATATTTTGATAACTATGAAATGGCTCACTTTAGATTAATTGGTGATGTTAATTACTTACCTTATGGCCGTTCATATGTTGAACCAGCTAGAAAATTATTTAAACAATATACATTAATGGAAGATGCGATGTTAATTCATAGAATTGCTCGTGCTCCTGAAAAACGTATTTTTTATATGAATGTTGGATCAATTCCCCCAAATGAAATAGATGCATTTATGCAAAAAACTATTTCAAATATGAAACGTACTCCTTATGTAGATAGTAAAACAGGTGAATATAACCTAAAATACAACATGCAAAACATGATGGAGGATTTTTACATCCCAGTTCGTGGAAATGATACAACAACTAAAATTGATACAACACCAGGTTTATCATATGATGGTATCCAAGATGTTGAATATTTAAGAGATAAGTTATTTGCCGCACTTAAAATTCCAAAAGCATTTTTAGGGTATGATGAAAACATAGAAGGTAAAGCTACATTAGCTGCTGAAGATATTAGGTTTGCTCGTACAATTGAGCGTTTACAAAGAATATTAGTATCTGAACTTAATAAAATTGCACTTGTTCATTTATATGCTCAAGGGTATAGAGATGAAGCATTAACTAACTTTGAGTTATCAATGCAAACCCCATCTATTATATTTGAACAAGAAAAGATTGAGTTAATGAAGTCTAAAACTGAATTAGCTACTAATCTTAAAAATGAAGGATTACTTCCCACAGATTGGATCTATGATAATATATTCCACTTATCAGAAGATCAATATGATGAATATAGAGATTTAATGCGTGAAGATGCTAAACGTAAATTTAGATTAGCCCAAATTGAAGCAGAAGGTAATGATCCTGTTGAAACAGGTAAATCTTATGGTACCCCACATGATTTAGCTTCATTATATGGTAAAGGAAGAATGTATTCTGACCCAGGTAATGTTCCAGATGGATATGATAAAGATTCTGATTTAGGACGTCCTAAAGATGGAATTTCAAATCATGGTAAACAAGATAGCAATTTTGGAAAAGATCCATTAGGTGTTAAACGTATGAAAGATACTGATAAAAATGATTCAAGAGATAGTAGAACAGATACAAATAAATCTGGTTTAGCCCTTGAAAATGCCCAAACTACTTTCTTAAAAAATCAAAGCATGTTTAAAAAAATGAATAAAAAACAATTAGTATTTGAACAAGATAAAGATAATACATCACTTTTAGATGAAAAACAATTAAAGGAATAATAATCTTTACATATTTATAAATAAATATATTTTTTGATGAAAAT